CATCGTCTACCAGACCTCGCAGACGAGCGCGCGTGACTTCTCGCGCCGCCGAATCGACCGACTGCACACCCATTCGCCGGAAGTCGGCTCTCGCCTCATGCCGTCCGGCGACAGCGACAACGTGTTCGACAAATACTACACGTCGGGAATGATCCTGACGCTCTCGTGGCCGTCGATTAACGAACTCTCCGGCCGCCCGGTTGGTCGTGTGTTCCTCACCGACTACGACCGAATGCCCGACAACGTGGACAAGGAAGGCTCGCCTTTCGACCTCGCGCGCAAGCGCACCACGACGTTCGGCAGCGCCGCGATGACGTTCGTCGAGTCCTCGCCCGGCCGCATCGTCGAGAACCCGCGCTGGCTGCGCCGCTCGCCGCACGAGGCCCCGCCGTGCAGCGGCATCCTCGCGCTCTACAACCGCGGCGACCGCCGCCGGTGGTACTGGCCGTGCCCGCACTGCAACGAGTGGTTCGAGCCCGAGTTCTCGCTGCTGAAGTGGCCCGAGACCAGCGACATCCTGGAGGCCGCTGAGGCCGCACAGTTGATGTGCCCACACTGCGCCGCGCTGATCCCGCCGGAGATGAAGCACCCGCTGAACCTGCGCGGCCGGTGGGTGCGCGACGGCGAGACGCTGCTGAAGGACGGCACGCTGGTGGGCAAGCCCTTCCGCTCCGACATCGCGTCGTTCTGGCTGAAGGGGCCTGCGGCCACGTTCGCGTCGTGGAAGGACCTGGTGAGCCGCTACCTGCTGGCCGAGCAGGAGTTCCAGCGCACGGGCTCGCAGGAGGCGCTGAAGTCCACGGTCAACACCGACCAGGGCGAGCCCTACTACCTCCGCGGCAGCGAGGTCTCGCGCGTGCCCGACGAGTTGAAGGACCGCGCGGCGAACCTGCCCGAGCGCGAGGTGCCGGCCGGCGTGCGCTTCCTCATCGCTACGGCCGACGTGCAGAAGAACCAGTGGGTCGTTCAGGTCTTCGGTGTCGGCCCTGGCCTGGGCGACGAGCCCTTCCGCCTCACGGTCATGGATCGCTTCGAGATTCGGAAGTCGAAGCGCAAGGACGAGCAGGGCGACACGCTGTGGGTGAAGCCCGCCGCGTTCCTCGAAGATTGGGAACTGGTGCACGAGCAGGTCATCGAGCGCACGTACCCGATGGCGGATGGTTCCGGCACGCTCGGCATTGCGTTCATCGGCTGCGACTCTGGCGGCCGCGCTGGCGTGACTGCGAACGCCTACGACTTCTACCGCAAGCTGCGGCGCGAAGGCAGTGGCGAGCACAGCCGCTTCCAACTCATCAAGGGCGAGAAGCACCCGACGGCGCCGCGCGCGCGAATCAGCTACCCCGACGCACAGAAGAAGGACGGCAAGGCGCAAGCCCGTGGCGAGATTCCGGTGCTGATGCTCAACGTGGACATCCTGAAGGACCAGTTGAACTCGATGCTGGATCGCTCGACGAGTGACGGCGGCAGCATCGAGTGGGCCGACTGGCTGCCGGACGAGTTCTACGAGGAGATGTGCTCCGAACGCCGCACTCCGAAGGGCTGGGAGAATCCTGCGAAGGCTCGAAACGAGGCGTGGGACTTGTGCACCTACGCGGTCGGCCTGTGCGTCCACAAGAAGGTGGATCGGATCAATTGGGATTCGCCGCCGTCGTATGCCGAAGTGCCGGAGAAGAACCCGCGCTTCACGCCGAAGTCCGTCGATCCCGCCGCGCCGGTTGTGGCGAAGGACTCGGGTCTCTATAACGCCCTCGCAGACTTGGCTTCGAGGCTTTCCTGATGACGCTCAACGAGCAGCTTTCCGCGGCACGCAGCGCCTACCACCTGCTGATGACCGGCCAGGCCCCGAAGGTGATCGTGGACCAAAACGGCGAGCGGGTGGAGTTCGTGGCGGCCAACGCCGACCGCCTGCGCCAGTACATCATGTCGCTGGAGGCCCAGGTCGCCGCCGGCGCCAGCTTCCCGCGCAATCCGCGCCCGCTGATGCCGTTCTTCTGAGGCCCCGATGACCGACACGCCCGAGACCAAGACCGCCGAGACCGCCCCGCTCGCCCCGTCCGCGATGGGCGGCTACGAGGGCGCGCGCCGCGTCGGCCAGGAACTCGCGTCGTGGGGTGCCCCCATCGCGTCCGCCGACTCGCACATCACGCGCGAGAAGCACCAGATGGACGCGCGTGCGCTGGACATGCAGCGCAACGACGGCTACGTCGTCGGCGCCATCAACATCCGACGCGACTCCATCGTCGGTTCGCAGTACACGCTCAACGCCCAGCCGGACTACGAAGCGCTGGGCGCCGACGAAGCCTGGGCCGAGGAGTTCCAGCGCGTCGTCGAGTCGAAGTTCAACCTGTGGGCCGAGTCGCCCGAGTGTTGGCCTGATGCAGCGCGCCTGAACACCCTGACGGGTCTCGTCCGCCTCGCGATTACCACGCACTTCACCACGGGTGAAGTTCTCGCGACGGTCGAGTGGCTGCGCTCCGCCGCCGAGCGGCGTCCTTTCAACACGGCGATCCAAATGATCGACGTGGATCGCCTGTCGAATCCCAACGGCATGAGCGACACGAAGTACCTTCGCGGCGGTGTCGAGCGCAACCAGTACGGTGCTCCGCTCGCTTACCACATCCGCATGTCGCACCCGTACAATGCGATGATGGCCGTGGACGCCGACCAGTTCACCTGGCGTCGCGTTGCGGCGCGCAAGAACTGGGGCCGGCAGCAGGTCATCCACATCTTCGAGCAGAACCGCCCGGACCAGAGCCGCGGCGTGAGCGACATGGTGTCCGTGCTCAAGCAGATGCGGATGACCAAGAAGTTCCAGGATGTCGTGCTCCAGAACGCGGTGCTCAACGCCACCTACGCCGCGACCATCGAGTCCGAACTGCCGCCCGAGGTCGTCGCGGAAGCGCTTGGTGCCGCTGGCGGCGACGCCGAGAATCCGTACACGCGCTACATGAACCTGCTGGCCGGCTTCGCCGGTGGCAGCCGCGGCCTCCAGATCGACGGCACGCGCATCCCGCACCTGTTCCCCGGCACGAAGCTCAACTTCAAGACGGCGGAGGCCGGCACCGCGCTCGGCACCGGCTTCGAGGAGTCGCTGCTGCGGCACATCTCCTCCGCGCTCGGCCTGAGCTACGAGCAGTTCTCGCGCGACTACACGAAGACCAACTACTCCTCTGCGCGCGCGTCGATGCTGGAGACGTGGAAGGCCGCGCAGGCGATCAAGAAGTCGGTCGCGGATCGGTTCGCGAGCATCATCTACGCGCTGTGGCTGGAGGAGGCGATCAACAAGGGCGAGATTCCGCTGCCCGGCGGCGCCGGCCCCGACTTCTTCTACCAGGGCCTCAACAAAGAGGCGCTGATCCGTTGCGAGTGGCTTGGCGCGGCGCGCGGCCAGATCGACGAGAAGAAGGAGACCGAGGCCGCGCTGATGCGTATCGAGGGCGGTCTTTCGACCTACGAGGACGAGATCGGCCGCAGCGGCAAGGACTTCCGCCGCGTGTTCCGCCAGCGTGCGCGCGAGGACAAGCTCATCGAAGAACTCGGCCTCCAGATCGGCAAGAAGGCGGAGATCGCCGCGGCCGAGAAGGCTGCCGAGCGCGCCGCCGCGGCGAAGGCCGAGAACAGCGACACCGACAACGAGGACGACGACCTGTGACCAATCCCGCCTACGGCTTTCTGGGCCGCCTTTCCTCGGAGCCCATGCTGCTTTCCCCGACCTTCCAGATCGGCCCGGTCGTGCAGCAGATGATCTCCGCGCCCAGCACCACCGACACCCACCTGGACGCCTTCTGCGCGGCCTGGGGCGTCGAGCGTGTCGAGCGCAAGCCCTACGGCTTCGCCGACGGCATCGCCATCATCCCGGTGCACGGCACGCTGCTGAACCGCTTCGGCGGCTCGTGGGGCTACGCCACCGGCTACGACTACATCCGCGGCGCCTTCGACGCGGCCCTGGCCGACTCGCAGGTGCAGGGCATCGTCTTCGACGTGGACAGCTACGGCGGCGAGGTGCACGGCTGCTTCGAGTTGAGCGACCACGTGCGCGCCAACCGCGGCAAGAAGCCCATCATGGCGCTGGTGAATGCGTCGGCCTACTCGGCCGGCTACGCGCTCGCCTCGGCCGCCGACAAGATCACCCTCACGCCGTCCGGCGGCGCCGGCAGCATCGGTGTCGTGACCATGCACGTCGATTACTCGAAGATGCTGGCCGAGAACGGCATCAAGGTCGAGTTCATCTACGCAGGCAAGCACAAGGTGGACGGCTCGCCGTACCGCCCCTTGACGAAAGACGCGCGGGACTCGATACAGGCGCGCATCGACGGCACCTACGAGAAGTTCGTGTCGCTGGTGAGCCGCAACCGCCGGATGGACGCTGCGAAGGTGCGAGGCACCGAGGCTGCGTGCTTCTCCGCCGAGGAGGCCAAGCAGAACGGCCTCATCGACGCGGTGGCCCCGCCCCGTGAGGCGTTCACCGCCTTCAGCAGCCGCATCAACGGCACCTCCCAGGAGTACGACCAGATGAGCATCGAGAACACCGAGACCACCGCCGGCGCGCCGGCCCCCGAGGCCATCGAGACCCCGGCCGCCGACGCCGCGCCCGCCGTCGAGGCCCCGGTCGCCGCAGCGCCGGCCGCCGACGCCGCGGCCGCCGAGCGCGCCCGCATCTCCGCGATCCTCGGCTCGCCCGAGGCGAAGGATCGCGACGGCCTCGCGAACCACCTCGCGTTGAACACCGAACTGTCGGTGGACGCCGCGCGCGCCATCCTGGCCGCGTCGCCGGCCATCGCCGCCAAGCCCGCCGTGGCCGCCGCCTTCGAGGCCGCGATGTCCGAGGGCAACCCGAACGTCGGCAGCGAGGGTGACAACGCCTCCGCGGCCCTCGACCCCGTGCAGATGATCCTGCGCGACCACAGCGCCGCCACCGGCGTGAAGTACAACTGATCCGCTCTGGAGAACCCTCAACATGACCACCCTCGCGATGTCCAACCTGAACGCGGGCTCCTACGTGCCGGAGCAGCGGTACGCCGGTGAGACCGACATCATCACCAAGCCGCAGGTGATCGCCGCCGGTTCCGGCGCCGTCGCCGCGCGCACCGTCCTCGGCCGCGTCACCGCGTCCGGCAAGCTCGTCCCGCACAACCCCGGCGCCTCCGACGGTTCGCAGACCGCCGTCGCCATCCTCGTCGATGCGGTCAACGCCGCGGCCGACGTGACCGCCGCGGTGTACATCGCCGGCGAGTTCAACATGGACGCGCTGGTCTACAACGCCGCCACCAACACCGACGCGCTGAAGCTGGGCCTGTTCGGCGTCAACGGCCCCATCGTGATCCGCAAGCTCGCCTACTCGGGCGGCTGATCCTCAACCTGACCCACAAGGAACCCCCGAGATGACGATCCAGCTTTACGACACCCACACCCTCCAGGGTGTGATCCGCACCATCAAGCCGGCCAACCAGTTCTGGCTGTCGCTGGCCTTCCCGCGCGTGCAGACCTTCGACACCGAGTTCATCGACTTCGACGTGCTCTCGCGCGGCCGCCGCATGGCCCCGTTCGTGTCGCCGTCCGTCCAGGGCAAGGTGATCCGCCACGAGGGCTACACCACCAAGCGCTTCGCGCCCGCGTACTCGAAGATGAAGTCCGTCGTCGATCCGCGCCGCACCATGAAGCGCCTGGCCGGCGAGGCGTACACCGGCACCCTGTCGCCCGAGGCCCGCCGCAACGCCATCGTGGCCGACATCCTCGCCACCCACGCCGAGATGCACACCCGGCGCATGGAGTGGATGGCCGCCAACGCCGTCATCAACGGCACCGTCACCGTCTCGGGCGAGAACTACCCGACGCAGGTGGTGGACTTCGGCCGCGCCGCGAACCAGACCCTCGCCCTCACCGGCGCGAACCAGTGGGGCCAGCCCGGCGTCAAGCCGCTCGACCTGCTGGAAGCCTGGTGCGAGCGCGTGGCCGAGTCGTCCGGCTACCTGCCGACCGACGCGATCATGGGTCTCGATGCGTGGAAGGTCTTCCGCGCCGACGCCGATGTCATCAAGGCGCTCGACACGAACTTCCGCGGCTCCTCGGCCGTGCTGAACCTGTTCGAGCCCTCGCCGCTCACCCCGGCCCAGCCGTGGGCGCTGCGCGGCACCATCGGCAACCTCCGCATCTGGACCTACAACGACCTGGTGGAAGACGACGCGGGCACCACCACCTCGCTGCTGGACCAGAAGACCGTCGTGCTGGTGAACGGTGCCGGCCTGGAGGGCGTCCGTGCCTTCGGTGCCGTGCTCGACCCGGTGAACGGCTACCAGGCCACCGAGATGTTCGCGAAGAACTGGATCGAGAACGATCCGGCCGCCGAGTTCCTGATGACCCAGCACGCCCCGCTGACCGTCGTCGCCCGGCCGAACGCCTCGATGGCCGTCAAGGTCCTGGTGTAAACCCTCCGCGGCAGCCCGGCTTCGGCCGGGCTGCTGCAATCCCCGGAGAGCGACATGAAGATCATCGCGGAACGCTTCATCGTGCACGGCAACGGCGAGGAAGCCGCGCCGGGCACCATCATCGAGATCGACGGCGACACGGCCGCCAGCCTGATCGCCAACGGCTTCGCGTCGGCCTGCGCCGAGCAGGCCCCCGAGCCCGTCGTCGAGGCCCCGGCCAAGAAGGCCGGCAAGCTGGCCCCGGTCGTCAAGTCCGAGGCCGAAGGCGACCTGTGACCTGGGCCGCTGCCAAGCGGAACGCGCGACTGGCGGTTCACCGCCAGTTCGCCGTTTCTGCGACCTACACCGCTCCCGGTGTGGGCGCTTCGCCTGTGCAGGTGGAAGTCCGCCTGCACAATCGAATCGCTCGTTTCGGAGACCTCGACCGCGAAGGCTACGGCCAGGTCGTCGAGGACATCAATCGCATCCACTTCCTCCAGTGCGAAGTCATGCCCGCCACTCGCGGCGTGATCGAGTTCGAGGACGGCCGGAAGTTCCGCATCGAGATCGTCGAGCCGCCGACCGACAACGTGATCGTGTCGTGCGATGTCGTTCCGCTCACGCCGACGAAGCAGAGCGCATGATCGAGATCGACCTGCGCGGCATCGTAGACCTCGAACGCTACTTCGGCCGGCTGCCCGAGGTGGCGACGAACTCCGCGCGCTTCGCGGTGAACGCTGCTGCGCTGCGCGGCGCCGCGCTCGGCAGCAGGGAGATTCGCCGGCAACTGAACTTTCCCGGTGGCTACCTCGGCGCCGTCGGCAAGCCGGGCTCGCGCCTGGCCGTGACCGAGCGCGCGAGCACGAACAACCTGCGCGCAACCATCACCGGCCGCGGCCGCGCGACCTCGCTGGCTCGCTTCGCGCTTGGCGCGCCGCGGTTCGGCCGCCCGACGAGCGCGCCGAAGGTAAAGGTGCGCGCTGGCGGCGGCGCGAGTGCCGTGCGCGGCGGCTTCTTCGTGAAGCTGCGCGCTGGCAACACCATCGGCGAGAACTTCAACGTCGGCCTGGCCGTGCGCCTGAAGCCCGGCGAGCGCATCAAGAACAAGCGGAAGATGGTCAGCTTCGGCAAGGGCGCCTACCTGCTCTACGGCCCGTCGGTGGACCAAGCGTTCCGCAGCGTCTCCGCCGACATCCAGCCGCAGGTGACGGAGATCGCGACCACCGAGTTCCTGCGCCAATTCGCGAGGCTGTCCCGTGGCTGATTCCAAGCGTCTCGTCATCCTCAAGGCCCTGACGGCCCACCTCCAGGGCATCACGCCGGCGAACGGCTACCAGCACGACCTGAGCGCGTCCGTGTACCGCGGCCGCGCCGTGTTCAGCGCGGAGACGCCGCTGCCGTGCATCAATATCGTCGAGGCGCTGAACCCCGACCGCGAGCCCTCGCGCACCAGCGGCCGGCTCTGCCAGAAGGACGATTGGGTCCTGCTCGTGCAGGGCTGGACGGACGCAGAGGATGACGGCGAGGCCCCCACCGATCCGGCGCATCTGCTGATGGCGGACGTGAAGAAGCGGCTGGGTGTTCTCCTCAAGCCCGACGGGCCGTATAACGCCAACGCCGACCACCTCCTCGGTGGTCTCGTGGAGGACATCCTCGTCGAGCCCGGCACCGTCCGCGCGCCCGATGAAACTTCGAGTCGCGCTTACTTCTACCTCCGTGTGGTGGTGGGAGTGACCGAATACCTGGACGATCCGTATCGTCTGGATTAACCAGCCCACTCACACCAGAAGGAATACGAGATGGCGAACAAGCAGTACGTCCTCGGGCGCGGCGAACTCTACTTCGACGCGATGCTCCCGAACACCAAGACCCGCACCGGCGAGCGCTTCATCGGCAACGTGACCGCGTTCTCGGTGAGCATCGAGAGCGAGACCCTGGATCACTTCGACTCGACCGCGGGCGTCCGCCAGAAGGACGATTCCGTCCTGCTGGAGATCAACCGCACCGGCTCGCTGACCACCGACAACATGGATGGCTCGAACTTCGCCATCTTCATCCTCGGCACCGAGGGTGCCGTGGCGCAGACCGCCACGCCCGTCACCGGCGAGGCGATCAACGACGTGACGAAGGATCGCTTCTACCAGGTGGGCGCGACCGCGGGCAATCCGACCGGCGTGCGCGGCATCTCGGCCGTCACCGTCCGCAAGGGCGTCACCGTGCTCGTGGCCGGCACCGACTACGACATCGACCTGGCCCTCGGCCGCCTGTACATCCGTCCGGGCTCCGTGACCATCGTCAACGGCGACGACCTGACCATCGACTACACGCCGGCCGCCAACAGCCGCGAGCAGTTGAAGTCGGCCGCCGGCGCCAGCATCGACGGCAGCCTGCGCTTCGTCGCCAAGAACCCGAAGGGTCCGGTGCGCGACGTGTACCTGCCCTACTGCCGTCTCTCGCCGTCCGGCGAACTCCAGTTCATCGGCGACGAGTGGCAGGCGATGACGTTCGAGATCGACATCCAGAAGCTCGACGACACCACCGAGGCCATCTACATCGACGGCCGCCCGCAGTAATGCGTAGCACGCTCACGGCGTGCTGAATCGGGTGGCCCTGGCAACAGGGCCACCTTCTTTTTCTAGGACGAGATAATCATGGCCCTCAAGAACCTTGTGATCCCCCGCAAGACCATCGCGATCCCCGGCGGTGAGATGACGGTGCGTGGTCTTTCCACCGACGACATCACGGCTCTGCTTCTGTTCGCCCCCGACGACGTGGAGAACGTCATCTCGGAAGTGCAGAGCGCCGGCGACGATTCCGCCGCGCAGCAGGCCGCCGTCATCAAGATGGCATCGAAGTTCCCCGTGCTCGTGGCGCTGGCGATCTCGCTCGCTGCCGATGAGCCCGACGAGATCGAGAACGCGCGTCTGCTGCCTTTCCCCACGCAGCTTGAGGCCGTGATGGCGATCCTCGACATGACGTTCTCGGAGCCCGACGCTCTGGGAAAGTTCGTCGCGAATCTCCGCGGTCTGTTCGCGAAGGTTCGCGCAGCGAAGTAATCGACGGGCGCGAGAAGCCTCGCTTCTGGTGGTACGAGGGCCTGCGTGCGGATGTCAGCTTCCTCCGCGCGCAGGGCCACCCGGCGCCAAACGATCTTCCGGTCTGTATGCTGAACCACGAGGTCGAGATCGCCCGCGCCCGTGTGCACCAGGAGTTCGTGACGCAGGCCATCCTGTTCCAGTCCGCCGCCGGCTCGATTATGAGCAAGGAAGGCGGGAAGCACTTCCAAAAGCTGATCCAGGACTTGACCAACGATGGCTAAGGTTCCGAACGAAGTCCAACTCGTCATCACCGCAAAAGACCTCGGCACCAAGAAGCTCGACGAACTCGTCGCAGTCTTCGAGGCGCTGAAGCAGGCGCAGGTCGGTGTCGAGCAGTCGAGTGATCGTGCGTCGAAGTCTCTCGACGAACTGAAGCTCGACCTTCGTGACATCCTCACGCTGTCGAAGGACTTGTCGAGCAAGTCGGCTCTCGCCGACCAGTTCGACAAGCTGTCGGAACAGGCGGCGAAGGCGGAGCAGCGTCTCGACGAAACCCGTGCTGCCCTGCTGGCCTTCCAGCAGGCGCAGCAGAAGGGCGTCAAGCTCACGGCCGAGCAGCGAGAGGAGCAGCGCGGCCTGTCCTCTGCGTTGACCACCGCGGAGAAGAAGTACGACAAGGCGGCGAACTCGCTGGCGAATGTCGCCACGCAACTCGACGCGCTCGGCCTCAACTCGGCCGACGCCCGCGCGCAGCTTCGCAGCCTCGACACGCAGGTGGAGCGCTCGGTGCAGACCGTCGAGCGCCAGGTCGCCGCGCAGGAGCGCGCCGCCGCGCGCGAGAAGACCAACGCCGTCGAGCGTAAGCGCCTGCTGGCCGAGCAGACCCAGGCCGAGGCGGCCGCGTTCGCGCAGCGGCGTCAGGCGGCCTCCCAGGAGGACGCGCTGGCGCGGCGCACCCTGAGTGCCGACCAGCTTCGCGCGCGCGAGCAGCAGCGTCTCGCGCAGGCCGTGGTGGCCTTCACGGGCCGCGCGCAGGCTGGCGTCATCGCAGACATTCGCCGCGCCGAGGAGGGCGTGGAGCGCCTGCGTGCGGCCCGCGCGCGCCTGGAGCAGACCCGCGCCACCCAGAGCGGGTTCGGCGCCTTCAGCCAGCGCGCCACGCAGGTCTCCAGCGCCGCGGCCACGCTGCGCGCGGAGCAGGCCGCCGCGCAGGCCGCCGCGCAGGCACAGGACCAGCTTGCCGCCTCGCAGGTGCGCGCGCGTGCCGCGCGCAACCAGGCGATCCAGATCGAGCAGCGCTACAACGCGGTGCTCCAGCGCCTCGGCATCACCGCGCGCCAGACCGGCGCCGCGCTGGAGAGCACCGGCCAGTCGGCGCGCCGCGCCGGCCAGGGCGTCGGCTTTTTCGCCGATCAGGGCCGCAAGGCGCTGTCGGTGTACCAGCGCGTGCGCGGCCAGGTGCTCTCGCTCGTCACGGCCTACGTCGGCGTGTTCGGCGCCCAGCAGTTCGCGGTGTCTGCGATCAACGCGCAGAACAACCGCCTCGCGCTCCAGAACCGCCTGCTGGTCGCCAACGGCAACGACACCCGCGCCGCGGCGGACGACTTCGCGTTCCTGCGCGCCGAGGCCGACCGCCTCGGCTTCTCGCTGAACGAGATCGCGACCTCCTATTCGCGCCTCGCCATCGCCGGCAACGCCGCCGGCCTGAGCGTCGAAGACACCCGCAACATCTTCAGCAGCTTCGCGGAGGTGTCGCGCGTCAACAACCTGTCCATCGCCGAGACCGAGGGCGTGTTCCGCGCGCTCGATCAGGTGCTCTCGAAGGGCAAGGTGCAGGCGGAAGAACTCCGCGGCCAGCTCGGCGACCGCCTCTCCGGCGCCTTCACGGTGTTCGCGCAGTCGCTCGGCAAGACCAACGCCGAGCTGGACGCGCTGCTGGAGCGAGGCGAGGTCTCGTCGCGTGAGCTGATCGGCTTCGCCAACGAGTACCGCAACCTCGTCAGCGGTCAGGTGGTGTCGGCTTCGCAGACGCTCGTCGCCGAACTGAACCGCCTGAAGACGGCGTTCGACGACTTCCTCATCATCGTCGCCGAGGAGGGCCTGGCCGACGCGGTGCGTGACGTGTCCCGCGAGCTGCGCGAGTTCTTCAAGTCGGCCGAGGGCCGCGAGGCCGCGCGCCAGCTCGGCGAGATTTTCCGCTTCCTCGGCGAAGCCGCGCTGCTCGTCGCGCGCAACCTCGACTTCGCTGTGCCCGCGATCAAGACCTTCATCGGCTTCCTGCTGCTGACGCCCATCGTCGCGTTCACCAACGCCGTCGTCGGCCTCGCGTCGAGCCTCGGCCTCGTGGCCCCGGCGGCCGCGATTGCGACACGCGGCCTGGTCGCGCTCCGAACCGCGTCGCTGGCGCTGCTGGCAAACCCGATCTTCCTCGCCGGCGCCGCCGTCGTCGGCACCCTGGCCTTCGCCTTCAACGACCTGGCGGAGTCGCAGCAGCGCGCCAAGACCACCACGGACGCGATGACAGATGCGCTGAACGCGCTCCGCGCCGCGCGCGGCACCAACGAGGAAGACGCCCGGCGCCGGCACACCGAGGGGCTGATCGAGGAGGCGCGCCAGCGTCTCGCCGTCGCCCGCGCAGCGCTGGCGCAGGCCGAGGCCGCGCGCGAAGTCACCCTGAGCGGCCCTCGCGACCCGCTGGGCGGCAACGGTGGAATCGGCCTGGCTTTCACTTCCCGGATCGAACGCCTGCGCGCGAACATCGCGCGGGCCGAGAACGACATCCGCGAGGGAACCCGCGAGATCATCGGCTTCGGCCGCGGCCGCCGCGGCGGCGGCCCGTTCCGCGCCAGTCCGAACGATAACCGGCCGGCAGATGAGCCCGTTGTGCCCGACCCGAACGAGGTCGAGGCTCGCCTGAAGCGCATCGCGGACCTGCGCGCGCAGGCCGACGCCGCCGCCGTGGACGAGCTGAAGGCGCTGCTGGCGCAGCTCGAAAACGAGGAGGAGACGGCGCTGGCCGCGCGCCTGGCGCTCATCAACATCGAGGCGGACGAGCGCATCGCGGTCCAGCAGCGCATCGCTGCGGAAGCACGCACGCTCGGCCAGGAGAGCATCGCCCAGCAGGCCGAGCTGAACATACAGTCGATCAACTTCAACCGCGCGGCCGCCATCGCGTCGGAGGAGAAGGCGGCGGCGGAGGAGCGCGCCACGAAGGCGGCCGAGGCCACGCGCGAGCAGTATGACGCGCAGCAGGAGGCGCTGAACCGTCTCGTCGCGCAGCGCGACCAGCAGATCGAGAACATCCGCACGCAGCAGGAACTCGGTCTTCTGTCGGAGAGCGAGGCGCAGCAGCGCACCTTCGAGGTGCAGCTTGCGTTCCAGGATCGCATCCGCCAAAAGGTGCAGGAGCTTCGTGACTTCCTGACCGCGAATGCCGGCGCGCTGGGTGAGTTCCTCGACGTGGAGACCGTGCTGCTGGGTCTCGATCAGATCGTGCTCCAGACGCAGGCGATCTCGCCGGCGATGGCGAAGGCGAATGAACTCCAGCAGCAGTTCTCGCAGGGTGTCGCAGACAGCTTCGCCGAGGCCGGCAAGGCGCTGGCCGGATTCATCGACGGCACTACCTCTCTGTCGGAAGCGTTCAAGTCGATCCGCGATTCGTTCCTGAACTTCATCGCTGACTTCCTGATCGGTATCGCGAAGGCCATCGTCCAGCAGATCATCTTCAACGCGCTCCAGAAGCAGGCGGAGAACAGCGGTGGCGGTGGCTTCTGGGGCATGGTGGCCGGCGCCATCGTGGGCTCGAACCACACCGGCGGCATCGCGGGCTCGGGCGCCAAGCGCACGGTCAACCCGTGGGTGTTCGCGGGCGCGCCGCGCTACCATAAGGGCGGCATCGCGGGCCTGGCCCCCGGCGAGGTGCCCTCCATTCTCCAGGAGGGCGAGGAAGTCCTCACCCGCGACGACCCGCGGCACGTGGCGAACGGCGGAGCGGCGGGCGGCAAGATGCCCGACATCAAGATCGTCAACGCCATCGACGCGGGCGACATGGTGTCGCAGGGCCTCAACTCGCGCGCCGGCCAGCAGTCCATCCTCAATTTCATCCGCGCGAACCAGAACCAGGTCCGCGGCGCAATGGGAGTCTAAGCATGGCGTTCACCAGCGGCACCGCCACCAACCACCTCGATTTCGTCGGCAAGCTGCGCGACTTCCTGAAGGGCACGCCCGGATGGGTGCAGCTTGCCGGCCCGACCACCGGCACGCCGGTGGAGAGCG